TTTACGTTGCAGGGCGGACAAGGCGGTGCTGCGGCGGACGGTACTCCGGGCGGACAAGGTGCTTCGGACTCCAAGCAATTCCCGGCTGCGATCTTGCCTGCGCGTATGAACGTTGTCATCGGGCGAGGCGGACGTGGTGGGGTTTCTGACTTTGGTCATGGTGATCCCGGCGCTGATGGCTGGGTGATTATCGAGCTATTTGATTGTGATGTAGAGGTTTAAGCCATGTGTCCGTCCCTGTCCGTCCCTGTCCGTCCCTCGATTTGGGACGGACCGGTCCGAGTGGGTCCGTCCCGACCCTTTAGGGGACGGACCACCGGACGGACGTCGGATCGCATATGTGTAGGGCCGGTCGGACCCGTCCCGCTGAAAAGGGACGGACTTGAGAACAGGTGAAAGGAATTGAGGAAATGATGAAGCAGGTACTTGGTGTGTTGGCCGTATTGCTGNTGATNGTGGGCTGTGGTGCTGATCGTGCTGAGAGGGAGGCTGCGTGTAAGAGCGCGATTGAGAACTCAGAGGTGCTTGCTGCTGTAGCTGTTGATCCAGAGACCTGGCCCAAGGAATGTAAGGGACTTGATGCCAAAACTGTCAACCGTCTCGTGGTCGAGGTCCTTGATGAACTCGTAGCAAAGATGCTGGAGGAGTCCTGATGGACGCAGCGGTGTTTGTATTGATGCTGATCGGGAGCCTTCAGTTGGGGTTTGTCTTTGTGCGCACAATGTTGGTGTTTGCCAGGAGAATCCGCCGCCGCTTCACGTCTGGGCCTCGCGTACGGGGCACCCACCGCATTAGCACCAATGAACGCTGAATAGGCAGCAGCGTATTCTTGCTCTGACTGTAAATGAATTTCTACGACCATTAAAAGGGAATGCAATATGGTCAATCAGCTAACCGAAGGCGAGCATAATGCGCAATTAGCTCGACTCCAGGAGGAATACGACGCACAACCGAAGATCTTCAAGACGCGGGTGAAGGCGTGGATGCTCAGGCTCCAGGGCTACCAACCGGCTGAGATCGCGACGGCGTGCCGGATCGAGCTACCTACTGTCTACAAGTACCTCAGGTGGGCTCGGGACAACCTACCCAGCGCTATCGACGGTGCCGAGGACTTCATCCGCGTCTCATACGACCGGCTTGAGATCCAGTACAGGCAGCTTGAGCGGGGACGTGCCGAGGGCAACGAGCTTGCACATCGTGTCTCAGTGTCGATCATCGACCAGCAGGCGAAGTTGTTGGGCATCTACACGATGAAGCTCGACCTCACGGCCAAGGTCAATTACGCCATTGAAGGCGTCGACATGGGGCAGGTCTGAGATGGCCGGCAACGTACTGACTCACCACTACAAACCGCTTGGTGCTGCGCGGAAGCTCTTTGAATGCAGGGCTTCTGAGGTTCTGCTCAGCGGTCCGGCCGGTACGGGCAAGAGCCGAGCCTGCCTGGAGAAGCTACACATTGCGGCGTTGAAGTATCCGGGCATGCGTGGGCTGATCGTCCGGAAGACTGCAACGTCTCTCACCTCCACGGCGCTCGTCACCTTCCGACAGCACGTGATCCCGGAAGCGCTGATGAACGGGACTGTCGTTTGGTACGGAGGCTCAGCACAGGAGGCTGCACAGTACCGCTACGCCAACGGGTCAACGATCACTGTCGGCGGGATGGACAAGGCGACTCGCATCATGTCCTCCGAGTACGACCTGATCTATGTACAGGAAGCGATCGAGCTAACTGATGACGACTGGGAAGCGCTCACGACCCGACTGCGGAACGGCCGGTTGCCATACCAGCAGATCATCTCGGACACGAACCCCAGCACGCCGACGCACTGGCTGAGGCAGCGGTGTACGTCCGGCAAGACGCTGATGCTTGAGAGCAGGCACGAGGACAACCCAGTACTTGTTGATGAATCGGGCGAGCTAACACCAGCCGGCCAGGCGTACATCGGCAAGCTGGACAACCTCTCCGGTGTGCGGTTTCAGAGACTGCGGAACGGAGCGTGGGTCGCCGCCGAGGGCATCATCTATGACGAGTGGGATCCCGTGCACCACATGGTCGACAAGTTCGACATCCCCTCGGACTGGGCGCGGTTCTGGGTGGTGGACTTCGGCTACACCAACCCGTTCGTCTTGCAGCGCTGGGCGGAAGACGGAGACGGCAGGTTGTTCCTGTACGCCGAGCAATACATGACGAAGCGGCTGGTCGAGGACCATGCACGCGACGTTCTCAAGCAGGTATCTGCAAACGGAGTCTGGTTCGAGCCCAAGCCGCAGGCGATCATCTGCGATCACGATGCGGAGGACCGGGCCACCCTGGAGCGGCATTTGGGGATGAGCACTGTTCCGGCCCACAAGGCAGTGTCCGAGGGCCTTCAGGCCGTTTCATCCCGTCTCCGGCCAACCTCGCCACGCGGAGCCAAGCTCTTCATCGTCCGGGGAGCCCTTGTCGAGCGTGACCCCGACCTCGTGGACTCCCGGAAGCCCATGTGCACAGAGGAAGAGGTGCCCGGCTACGTGTGGGATACGACCGGCGGCAAGACCAAAGAACAACCGCTCAAGGTGGATGACCACGGAATGGACTGCATGCGGTACATGGTCGCTTATCGCGATCTGGCCGCACGACCGAGGGTTAGGTGGCTGTAATGCACAAGAAGCCGAATGAAAGCATCTTCGGGCGAATGGGCCGTGCAATAAAGCTCTGGAAGTCCACCCACCGGCGTCTTCACTTCTCGCCGGTTACCCTCTCCGTAGCTGGACTAGCGCTTCTCACGGCAGCCGCTTGGACAGTTGGGATGGGTTGGGGTTTGGCGGCTGGTGGTCTTTCTTGCTTCATCCTTGAGTGGCGGATCGGTGAGAAGTGAAAAGTTTGATTGGCGGAATTGTCAACAGAGCCCCGGTGCCTATGGCGTCGGGGCGATTGTCATTCATGGACCGTTTTCAGCGCGGCAACGTCGAGCACCAGCTTGCGTCCATGGGCAATGTGGGCACGTTGTTCTCGGTGGTGGATCTCCTCGCCTCCACGACTGCGGCGGTGAACTGGCACCTGTACCGCAAGGCTGACGGGCGAGGACGGATCGCCGGACCTGAGCAGCGCAAGGAAGTCTTTGTGCATGCGGCCCTCGATCTCTGGAACCGGCCCAACCCGTTCATGACCCGCCAGGAGTTCGTGGAGACGTTCCAGCAGCACGTTGACCTCGTGGGTGAGACGGACTGGATCGTGGGCCGCAACNCNNGCTTTGACATTCCGCTGGAGCTCTGGCCGATGCGGCCGGACAAGCTGAAGCCGAACCCGCACCCGACCGAGTTCATGACGGGGTGGGTACACATCGGGCCGGAGGGGCAGAAGACTCCGCTTGGCCTCGATGAGGTTATCCAGATCAAGCTCCCCAACCCGCTCGACTTGTACCGGGGCATGGGGCGGGTGCAATCTCTGCTGGCCGATCTGGACTCCACGAAGTACAGCGCCGAGTGGAACCGCAATTTCTTCCTCAACTCTGCGGAGCCTGGCGGGATCATCGAGGTTGACAAGCGGCTGTCGGATGACGAGTTCACCGAGATGTCACAGCGCTGGGACGAGCAACACCGTGGCGTCCGCAACGCGCACCGGGTTGCGTTGGTCGAGCAGGGCAAGTGGGTTGACCGGTCCTACAGCATGCGTGACATGCAATTCGTCCAGCTACGTGAGGTTTCCCGCAACACGATCATGGAAGCGTTCCGGATCCACAAGCACATGCTGGGGATCTCCGAGGACGTCAACCGCGCTACCGCCGAAGCAAGCGACGTGGTGTTTGCGCGCCGGTCCTCTGTACCGCGCCTGGAGCGCATCAAGTTGGCGCTCAACAACGACCTCCTCCCGATGTTCGGGCCGACCGGCGAGGGCTTGGAGTTCGACTATGACAACCCGGTGCCGGAAGACCGGGAAGCGGACAACGCTGAGCGGGAGAGCAAGGCCAACGCCTTTCAGACGTTGGTCGCCGCAGGCGTTGAGCCGGAGAGCGCGGCTGAAGTTGTTGGCCTGCCCGAAATGACCTACAAAGCACCGCCAGCCCCAGAGGAGGGAGGGAACGATGCACAGCAAGTTGCTTAAGACCGCGAGGCCGCAGGCGAAGCTGGTACAGGGCCGCAACGACTGGTACCGGATCAGCAACAAGGTGGACTCCACGACCGCCGTGGTGGGCGCCGAGATCTACATCTATGACGAAATCGGCTATTTCGGCGTGACTGCGTCCGACTTCGTGCGGGATCTCAACGCGCTCGACACGGAACAGATCGATCTACACCTGAACACGCCGGGTGGGGATGCGTTCGACGGTGTGGCGATCTACCAGGCCCTCAAGGATCACAAGGCCGAGATCACCACCATCGTGGACTCCCTCGCTGCCTCTGCAGGCTCGTTCATCGCCATGGCCGGCGACGTGATCATCATGCAAAAGAACGCGCAAATGATGATCCACGACGCAATGTCCCTCGGAATCGGCAACGCCGATGACATGGAGACCATGCGCGATCGGCTCAACATGATTTCCGACAACATTGCTTCCATCTACGCCGAGCGCGCGGGTGGATCTGTCGAGGAATGGCGATCGGCCATGAAGACAGAGTCCTGGTACAACGCCGACGAAGCCGTCAAGGCCGGTCTCGCTGACCAGGTTGGTCGAGATGCAACGGAAACGAAGAACACCTTCGACCTGAGCATCTTCAACTACAGGAGTCGTGAAGAGGCTCCTGATCCCGAGATTGCAGCTCGAGCTGCAGTCCAGTTCAACCCGAGTTCGTTCAGCACGATGATGAGAGAGGCACTCGCATGACCACTGCGACCAAGACTGCCCCGGCCACAGTGGCCGAGTGGGAGTCGTACCTGTCCGATCTGGACTCGCCGGAGAAGTTCACCAAGGCGTTCAACGACGGCACCTTCAAGACCAACCTCCAGAACTACGTGGGCGCTCAGAACAAGGAGCGCGAGGACATCAACACGCAGGTCAAGGAGCAGGTCCAGGCCTCGATGGCCGAGTTCCTCAAGAACAACAAGGGAACCGGCGACGTCAAGCGGCTCAACATGGACGTGGCGAACGAAGCCGGTGCGCGTCCCTCTCCGGCGCTCAACAACCCGCGTGCCAGCGGTGCGCCGTTGAACGGCGTGTTCCCGGACTTCTACGCCTTCCTGCAGACCGTCTGGAACGGGAACAAGAACCCCACCGAGGAGCAGCGCAAGAGCCTCCAGGTGCTCAACGAGTACTCGGAGAAGGTTCCGAGTGAGGGTGGCTTCCTGGTCCCGGAGGAGTTCCGCTCCCAGATCATGCAGCTGTCACTGGGTGACTCCGTCGTCCGCCCGCGTGCGACGGTGATCCCGATGGGCGCTCCCAGGCTGCACATCCCGACCATCGATGAGACCTCGCGTGTCTCCTCGGTCTTCGGCGGCATCGTGGTCTACCGCACCGAGGAGGGCGCGGAACTGACCGAGACTGAGGCGGCGTTCGCTTCGGTCAAGCTCGACGTCACGAAGCAGACCGCTCTCGCCCACGTGCCGAACGAACTGGTGCGTGACTGGGGCGCGTTCGGCGCGTTCATCGATGCGACGCTGCCCGCCGCGGTGGCGTTCTATGAAGACGTGGACTTCNTGTCCGGTACGGGTGCCGGTGAGCCGCTGGGTGCGTTGAACG